ATGCCAAAAATCAAACGCAAGGCGGGATGCAAAAAAAAACCATTGCTGAGAACTATCAGTAGTTCCGCAGGCACACAGAACCAGTTGAACATGGAGTATGCTGATGTACTCGAGTTTGCACTGAAGCTAACAAAACGGCATTTAAGAGCAAGCCGTAACAACCCATTGGGTGAAAATTCAGAAGGCCATGTAAAACAGGCTTTTATAGAGGTAGTACTTGCTGGACAAACAGGCCGTGTGCCACCTAAAAAACTGAAGAAAATGGTAGCTGTATCTGCAAAAAACACTGCCTCACATAACGAATGGAAGGGCGAACCTGAACTAGAAATGCGTCGTAGCGTGATGGCCGGAGTTCCAAAGTTTGTGAAGGTTCGATTTTGAATATCAGTCTTAAAGCCAGCTATATGCTGGCTTTTTGCTTTTTAATTCAACATCGATTGGGATAATGGATTCAGCTCAACAGCTTGTTCAAGATGGTCAGGCGCAAAGTGCGCGTACTTCATTGTTTCTCGAATGTTGGCGTGACCGAGAATCTTTTGCAGTACAAGGATGTTTCCACCGCTCATCATAAAATGCGCGCCGAATGTGTGACGCAGAACATGTGTCTTCTGCCCTTCCGTCAGCTTAATATCCGTAAGCGCCAGCATTTTCTTGAATTCCTGGTAGCAGGGCTTAAACATCCTACCCTGTCGCTTCGATAGCTCCTCATAGAGCCACTTAGGGATTGGTACGGTTCGATTCTTTTTTCCCTTCGTTTTTGTAAAGGTCAATTTATAAGGTGAAAGTTGCGGCCGTGTAAGTCGTTGAGCTTCTCCCCAGCGGGCGCCAGTAGCCAGGCAAACTTTCGCGATCATCGTAAGGTCTTCATGGCCGTACTCATGGCAAGCTAATAAGAGTTGCGGAATCTGCTCAAGCGTCAGCCAGGACATTTCCTTTTCGGCTTCCTTGAAGACGCGAATACCATCAAGGGGATTCGGTAAGCTCCACTCCCCTAGCCTTTTCAGTTCATTGAAAACCGCTTCAAGATACTGTTGTTCCCGGTTGACGGTTATCGGCTTCGCAACCCATTTCGCCGGGTCTTTGTGATATCCATTATTAATTTTACCGCTCAGGCGCTGGTCGCGATAATGCGCCCAATCTTTAGCGGTAAGTTGGGAGGCTATCGGGTCGCCGAGGCCATTGCACACTATTTGCAGTTTCGCCAGGCGTGACTTACTGGCGACTAATGCCTGACCGTGCAGGTTATGCCATAGCTGAATAATTTCACTGAGTTTGCGCCGGTCTTCCTTTTCTGACATCCACGGCTTATTTTTAGCCTCATCGCGGTAATACTGCTCATAAGCCACCGCCTCTCCTTTCGTGGCGAAGCGCTTACGAACTCGACGGCTATCACGCCCATCAACGCGGAAATCACATAGCCACTCGCCAGATGAAAGTTTTTTAACAGCCAAATTCCCCCCTTAATTTTATCTACATCTAGCAACATGACTAACAGACTGCCTAATAATCCGTTATCCGCACCTAGGGGTACTTAGATCAGATCCATCAACTTGATTTTTTTAGCCTGAAATTCCTCATCAGTAATTATCCCTGCTGCTTTAAGCTCTGATAACTTTTTGAGCTGTTCAAAAGGGTCGTTACTTGCCGTGTTGTTTTCAGTAGTTACAGCTTCAGTTTTCAATCCTCGACCACTCTCAATTGCTTCGACAAGGGCAAGCTCTGACTCTTTGCTGAATGTTTTAAACTCAAGGTCATCATGAGATGTATGCACCCTTATAACCCTATGACCAAGCATGGATTTTCTCTCAATAGAAGTGATAGATTTTAACGGTATAGTTTCAATAACTTCACCAATAAATCCCTTGCGATAAAAAGCAACTCTGGCCTCTGTGACAATCAACGCGCCATTATGCTGAGCATCTTTTCCACTCCCCATCATTTTACCGATATAACCTTCAGCCCACGCAATAACAGACTCGCCAGAATTCAAATGGTTAGATTTAAATTTCTCAACATGTTTATTTTCTTTCATCATCAACTCCTTTTAATTAACAAATCTATTACAAATTACGGGTGCGCCATCAAACTGCAGGAAACGCCGAGTACCCCATACAACCGCTTAAATATGCTTCTCAATAGTACAAATAACCACTCCAGATGGTGTGATGTCGGACAGACTGCATTCAAATTCAGCTGAGTTATTAGATAGCCTTGCTTTGTTACCGGGTAAGCGAATTACATCAAAAACGTCCATTGCACCATCAATACTGATGAGCCACCTACCGTTAGCAATATTTTTGGCATCAAGATCCACGAGCCACCTATGACCATTTTTTTCAGTCAGTACAGGATTGGTAACACTAGGGTCAATCAGGGATTCATCACAGAACCACAAGCCAGTCTCTACCATCTGACCGGTATGAATACTGTATTTAGCAATTTTTTTTAACCCAACGGGCAATGCCGCCGCACCTTCTACTTTCTGCTCATACATACTGCCGTTGCCAGTTGCCAACCAATATAATGAAACACCGGTATCAAGCGCGCAGACAATTACGATATCACCCGGGAAATGTTCACGACGAACCCAAGCGCTCATCGTGCCTGATGGGATATCAAGTAAATCACCGAGTTGCTTTTGTAGGGTGAAACCATATGCATCCATAATCCGTCGGAGAACAATCTTTCCACCAGACTCCTGCATTCTCTCGATAAGCTCCTGCCCCTTGAGGACATAATTCCCACCGTTGCTGAAGCTTACATTTGTAAGTTCACCATCTTTCAACCAGCGCAAATCAACTCCTGTATCCAGCACGCAGCGAACCAAGTAATCACCAGGAATATTCCCACGTTTTAACCAGTTGTTGATTGTTCCGATTGGCATGCCGAGTAAATCAGCATACGCCTGACGGGTTTTAACTCCATAAGAAGTAAGGATTCTTTCAAGCACTACCCGCACATGTTCAGATGAAACTGTCAAAATAGCCCCCAAAATAATCAAAAGATCACTTTACTAATAATCAATTGATCACTATTATCAGCACCGCACACTGCAAATGTGCGAAACCATACCAAGAACGAACATAACTGGAGATAGTCACCTATGAATCTTCAAATTGCAATCCCTGAAGGCCCTGATTTCCTCTCATACGATGAGTTCGCAAGGCAGTATGGATGCAGCCTGAACACCGTAAAAGAGATGATTAAGCGCGGCGAACTGCTTCTGGTGCCGCGTACTCGCGAAGGTGGTCTTGGTCGTATCAACATGATTGCTTTCCGCGCACGTTTGCTCGCTCAGGCAATCAATTCTCGTTACGCCGTATTTCAGTAACTTAATTTTGCAAGTTAAATGGAGTTACAGCATGTTAGATTTTCGCATTTCGTCACATGCACACTTTGATGATGCATGTAGAAAATTTGCTGCCACGCATAACGTGAAAGAGCTGGCACATAAAGCCGGTATCAAACCACATACGCTTTACAACAAACTCAACCCGGAACAGGCGCACCAGTTAACGCCGCGCGAAATCTGGACGCTGACAGACCTGACCGAAGACTCGACGCTCATCGATGGTTTTCTGGCACAAATCCATTGCCTGCCATGCGTGCCGGTCAACGAGCTGGCAAAAGAAAAACTGCAATCCTATGTCATGCGTGCCATGAGTGAACTAGGAGAACTGGCGAGCGGTGCCGTATCCGGCGACCGCCTTACCCCAGCCCGCAAGCAAAACATGATAGCGAGTGTAAACGCGGGTATTCGCATGCTGTCCCTGTCGGCAATGGCGTTGCAGGCCCGGATCCAGGCTAACCCGGCAATGACGAGTGTCGTCGATACCGTCAGCGGCATCGGTGCGTCATTCGGTTTGATTTGAGGTGCTTATGTTGACTAACGAACCGTCATTCGCCTCTCTGCTAAAAAAACGTAGCCCATCCATGCACTATGGGCACGGCTGGATAATGGGTAGCGACGGCCAGCGCTGGCACCCTTGCAGCTCTCAGTCCGAATTGTTGAACGGCTTAACAGCAAAAAAAGACTCTGCGGTTAAGCGGCTTTTAAATGCATTAATGGGGGTAAAATGAACGAAATAATTTCAGCTCATGACACCCAGGCGAGCAAGCTTTTTAGCAATGCTGATTGTACTACTGAGCAACCGAAGACCATGACCGGCGAAGAGTGTTTCGCACGGTTTCATCAAAAGCTGAAAGCAACAGAAAATAAGGCGCTGCGTAATTTCAATAAGCTTGATGAAGATTTTAAGTTTGTGGTTTTAACGCTTGCTAACCGAAATAACCCGGGCGCGTTTCGCTCTGATGAAGTCGGTAAGCCATATGAGTATTTTGATATGGATCGCCGCAAGCTGATTATTACGTCAATGAATAAAATTTCCCGTTGGGGTGGGATTTTGCCCCGGCATATTTCCATCCATGAATGCTTTTTAGCTAATTAAATAAACCCGTAATTAATAGCGTAAACCCGCCGGGCTTCTTATTGCCCGAAATCAGGAGATTAAGAATGCACAGGCAATCTTCAGTACCTAAAGAAAATACCGACCTGCTTCTTGAGGTTATCGGTGTTGCAAAACGTGAAGAGCGAAAAGGTCACGCTCTTGCTGTTTCCATCCGCCTAGAGGCGCTGGCAACCCATATAGCTAACAAAGGTATGAGCGCGATAGAAGCGGCTGAACTGCTGCGCCGGGAGGCCACCCGCTACGAAAACGAATCTCAGGAGCTGCACTAATGGCCGACGCAATGGATATCGCACAACAGCGCGAGCAGGCAGAACGCGAGCGCCTTATCAACAACGCGCGCAGCCGTATCGCTGCACCTTCCCGCTTTCTCTGTGAGAAATGTGACGCACCAATCCCGGAAGCTCGCCGTATTGCGATTCCGGGCGTGGTCTTTTGCGTGACTTGCCAACAAAGCGCCGAGCTTAAATTAAAACACTATCGGGGGGTATGAGTTGGCTGTTCAATTCGCTTTTCCGTGGAATGCCCCACGGTCGGCAATAGCCAGCCCATATCTTACCTATGAGCAACAGTATCGCCGCGACAGTATGTTCGCGGCTTTGCTGCATGCGAGAAAAGCACTTTCTCTCCAGCCTGAGTGTGTACGTTTTGACGTTTATCGCACCGCTGCGGTGCTGGAGCAAAATCAGGGCAGTCAACGAGCCAATGCTTTTTTAATCAGCTTCTGCAAAAAGGCATTGCCACGTCTTGAACTGGTCGCAAAAAAATACGAGTGCGCGGGTATCAACAGCAATGTATCAGTCGCTGTTTTTGGTGGTCATTTTGATACCCAGCTTATGCAATATCTGGCGTCACGTATGGCCAATATGATCGCCAGATATAACCGCCTCCCTGATATGTCACGCGCCGATGTTGACCTGCTGGCCGGTGACATTGCTAATTTCATTCGTTCCGAGCTGGCAAATATTGATGACTCAGGTTTTGGTGAGCTCAAAACGCTATACACCTGGTACGGCTTTGTTGAATAA